AGCTACCTCGACCAATTGCTCAGGGGTTGCGACGGTCCTGAATTCGTCAAACAGTTTGGATACCTCAGTATTGATGGCGCTCTTAACCACGTCGTAGTCAACGCCCTGAATCGCATTAACCTGGGCGTTTAAACGGCGAGACAAAGAATTAAAGTCGGCATGCAAAGTTTGATTTTTAGAGACCGCATCATCGACCAGGCGCTCGACAACTTCCTTGACTTTGTGAACATTCGATATAGCAGTCGAGACCTGCTTCGTCGCAGTGACTATCTGAGAGCGAATGTCATCAGGTATCTGAGCGGTGAGGTCCATTGTTGCCCGAGTGGCCTTGACACTGTCAAGGGATATCTTGTTGGTATGGATTAAGATGCCGACTTGTTCAACCACTTTTTCTTTGTCCCTAAAGGGACCCAGGTTGTGGCAGGATAGCACTGCGTTGAGTTGATTGATAGGGATGAGAGAGAGTTGACGTTCGATATTCATATAAGCCTCCGAAAAAGTAAATTAAGATAAAGTAAAAAGTGCACCGCAGTGGCAAGTTGGTAAACCAAACCCGGCCCACTTGGCGGAGAGCCGAATTGTGTAACCGCATTCACAAACCGCTTTAAGCATGCGTGTTGATTGGGTTTTTTTGTTTGAATTGACATTCAACCTGGCATGCGGATAAGCGCCCATGCCGTCTACCAAAGCGCCAAAGTTGTCGGTAAACCGCTTGCCCACGACCGTGGCAGTCGGCTTACCCTCTAGCCACAGATTTTTAACGCAAGCGGGGAACCGGCCTTTGTGCCCATCGCCGTCTGTCGCACAATGAGCGAGTTCATGCACAAGCACACCGAATACCTGGATGGGGTCATCCATCACCGGGGAGATAAGGACTTCGTGAAAATTGTCATCCGATGCCTTAGAGGACCAGTGCTCACCGATTGCCCTGTTTAAACTGCGAGCGTGCCTTGAGGGGAAACCGCAAGTCACTCGAATGCTATCCGGCAAGGGGAACCCGACTGACTTAAAGATGGGCCTAAGCTCAACGACTGCTTTGTTGAGCCAGTCTTCACGTGTAGTAGACATTATTTTTCTCCTCTGATTAAGTGTTTTAAAGTGATTCGGCCCAGGCATTCACCTAAATGTTGAGAGCCGTTCGAATAGGTGTAGGTTTCACCGCACCCGCCAAGCCAGTCAAGCATAAGCACGACGGCCCCGACTGCAAAAATTATTGAGAGTATTAAAGTGATGAGTGCTTTAAGCATTGAGCCACTCCTCAAATGTAAGTAAGGGAGCGCCTCCCCTGGTAATGTCCCCGCCCTTGCCGTCATCGGCGCAAGCCAAATAGATGTTGTATCTCTGTAATAGTGTTCCCATATCTAAACCCCTTAATTGATTTATACCTATATCGATGCAAAATTACATCGCATAAGCACACTAAAAAGAATGCGCTTATGTGATGTAATCACACCCTACTTATTCACGAATAGGGTCATGAGGGAGTTGTTAGAATCTCTAGGCTCCCGGAGTGATAAGGACTGGAACCTTACCGGCTTTTGGCGCGCCCTCTTACAGTTGTTAGGTGTAGTCTTAGGGGTCAATTTCAGTCAGTGCTTTCACTGAATGAGCCTCAATGATAGCACACGTTTAAACGTTCGTGCAACTATTTTTAAAATATTTTTAGATTATTTTGGGGTTGTTGTGAACATGCATGTATTTTTTATTAGTTGTTCGATTTGAACTCTTAAGTATTCAGTGAGTACTTTCGTCTATTTGACCGATTTAAACGGCTTTAGAGCGATTATTTGGGGTGATAGCACCTACCCCCTTGGGATGCTATCGTTCGACGCTCCTGGACGGTTTTCACTATTTTGGTGCATTTATTATCCACAGTTTGCGGTGGATAACTTTACTTGTCAACAGGGTGTGGATAAGTTTAGAATGGGGTCTGTGGATAACTTTCCGCATGCAGTTTAAACGGTCCAGGTGAGTGGCTCATGTGTTGAGCCTGCTGAAATCGAGGGGCGAGTGCGAAGCACAAAGGACCCTTAAAGCGAACCTAATGAGAACAGGCGTTTAAACATGTGGTGTAAATGCATGAGGGATGATGTATTGATGGATAGGGTTTATTAAAAATAATGGGAGATAGAGACATGGGCATTGAAAACGACATAAAAGAGACCGCATTAAATAATAGTGCTGAGGATGGCGAACGCACAAGCAGGAACGCTGAGGGCGAGAGCCTGAGCGAAGCGATACAGTCAGCGGTGAAAAGAACTGTAGATAAAAGAACAAAGGACGGAAGAGTTATAGGAGTAAATAAAGGAGAGGCGAGAATGACTGCAAAGATGAGATGCTTTGCAAGTGGAGTGGCTCAAGGACTCTCACCAAGAGAGGCCTATACAAAGGCTTACGACACCAGGAGAATGGGAGATGCAACAATCATTAGTGAAGCGAATCGATTAATGAGAGACCATCGCATAAATACTCTACTAGAGCACGTCTGGGAGAGCGTGGAACAAAACATTATTGATGATGCAATAGCCACTCGAAGAAAGATTATGGGAGAGCTTTTAAAGCATGCAGACGATGACAAAGCTCGACTGGGAGATAGACTCAAGTCACTCGAATTAATGGGTAGAGCGATAGGCATGTTCACCGATAAGAGTGAAGTAAAGACTGAGGCGGTTGACACCGAGCAACTCAAACGTGAACTCGATGAGCACTTGCATAAGTTTGGCAAGCCTGTGCATTGATTATAAATTTATAAACTAATGTCACGCCGTATGTGATGCCTGCCCCGCCCGACCCCCACCACCCCCCACCCCGCCGGATGGGCCGTACAGCCCTCCCCAGCCATACGCTCTATTTTCCACATCCCACCACATACCCCTATGCAAACACGAACGTTCACCCCCTACCCCCTTATCAATAAAAGTGCTTGACAGTTTAAACGGTGAATATAGAATACCCCCTAGAACGTTTCTATTTTGTTCACCCGGGGGTATATATGGAAAAAATAAAAATTGAAGATGTCGTGAACCTTGCAAACAATCTTGACCCTGATGAGATTCAAGTTTTGATTGCTATCTTGATACAACTTCATGACTCTAAGGCGTTAGCAAGCAGAAGTACTGGATGGCATAAAAAACAGATTGAAGAGCAAGCCATGCAAAAACGTAGTTTCTTAAAAACGTTTGATAGAAAGGAAATAAATGAGTCCAAGACAAAAGCAGGTATTTGATTTTATACAGGCGTACATAAAGCTTAAGGGTTACGCTCCGTCGTACATGAACATTGCTCAGGGTTTAGAGTTAAAGAGTAAATCCAATATACATAGGCTTGTGCATAAGCTTAAGGAAGAGGGATTGCTTCACGTGAAACCTCATGAGTTTCGTTCGCTTAAGGTGATAGATAAGACCGTTGGTCAAATGGTTAAGCTGTAATGCCAATCCTGACTAAGACTGAAATACGCAACTATCGCAAGATGTTAGAGACCTTGCCGGAGGGTCATGTCAACATTAAGAAGATTCATCAAGTATTAAGGGCTGACCAACATGAACGATGTAAAGAGAATTTCTTACCATTTGTACATTCAATGTGGTCCGCTTTTATCGGTGGTGAGCACCACTCAATCATGGCGAATGCATTTGAGAGAGTTGCTGAGGGTAGTCTTAAGCGTCTTATTATCAACATGCCGCCAAGACACACCAAGTCTGAGTTTGCATCTTTCTTGTTTCCGGCGTGGTATCTGGGTAAATTCCCTGACCGCAAAATTATACAAACCGCACACACTGCTGAGTTGGCGGTTGGTTTCGGTCGTAAGGTTCGCAATCTTGTTAATACGCCTGACTATCAGCAGATATTTCCTACCAAGCTATCCTCTGATTCAAAGGCGGCAGGACGATGGAACACACACAAAGGAGGCGATTATTTTGCGATTGGTGTGGGCGGTGCAGTAACTGGTAAAGGCGCTGACGTTCTCATTATTGATGACCCGCATTCCGAACAAGAGGCTATGCTTAACAACCCCTCTGTCTATGACAGAGTTTATGAATGGTACAACTCAGGTCCTCGTCAGCGTCTGCAACCAGGGGGAGCCATTATCATTGTCATGTGTATGGTTGGCGATACAAACGTATTAATGGCTGACGGAACAAACACTTTATTAAAAAATATAAAAAAAGACGATGTAGTTGCCACCTTTGATAATGGAAAACTATCTACTAGCAAAGTAAACAACTGGAAGTCAAATGGTTTTGATTCCATATATACAGTACAAACACAATCTGGTAAAATACTTCAGGCAAATGAGAGACATCCGTTTCTTGTAATGAATGAAGGAGTATTAGAGTGGACCAGATTAAAACATTTACAAGCGGGAGATTTACTTGTATCACTGAAGGATGTAACAGACCTTCAAGGGCAAAAACAAAAGCTGGAAAATGTGGACCATGCCAAGCAAGCGACAGCTACCACCGAAAAAATCCAGACGCACCACGAAAACCATTGGGGCATCATGGAAAGTGGAAAGGTATTACTTGCGAAATGGAAGGATGTAATAGAAAAATTGCAAGCCGTGGTTTATGCGCTACACATTACGGCAAACAATATACTCCCAAAAAATCATCAGAAGAAGCCCGTAAACACCGCATCAAACACCGTTATGGTATTACCGTTGAACAGTATGAAGCAATGGTTAAGGGGTGTCATAACCAATGTGATATATGCGGTAACCCACCAACAACAAAAAATACTCGTGCCCATTGGAATGGTAAATTGTGCATCGACCACTGCCATGAGACAGGAAAAGTCAGAGGATTACTCTGCAATGACTGCAACCTTGCAGTTGGATACGGAAAGACAGCAAGCATACTTGAACGAGCTGCATCGTATCTCAGACTTCACAGTAGACCCAATAGTTAGTATTGTTTTTTCAGGGCAAAAAGAGGTATTTGATGTTGAAATAGACCGCACTGAAAATTTTATAGCTAATGGTATTGTTTCCCATAACACCCGGTGGTCAAAAAAAGATTTAACCGGTCAAATCGTCGATGCATCGTTTAAACGAGATGGAAGTAGCGAATGGGAAATCATAGAATTCCCTGCCCTGTATCCTTCGGGTAAACCCCTATGGCCTGAGTTCTGGTCACAAAGCGAACTAGAAGCGATTCGTTCTGAATTGCCTGTCAGCAAATGGGAAGCGCAGTATCAGCAAAACCCAACATCAGAAGAAGGCGCTATCATCAAAAGAGACATGTGGAAGCTCTGGGAAAAAGACAATCCACCGTCTTGCGAATACCTTATACAGTCATGGGATACCGCCTTTGAAAAATCATCAAGGGCGGATTATTCGGCTTGTACAACCTGGGGCGTTTTCTACAGCCCCAATGAGCAAGGCAAAGAAATCGCCAATATTATTTTGCTTGATGCGTTTAAACAACGCATGGAATTCCCGGCGTTAAAAGCCAAAGCCCAACAAATGTACAAAGAATGGAATCCAGATTCTTTAATCATTGAGAAAAAAGCCGCAGGCGCTCCTCTTATTTATGAACTCAGGGCGATGGGAATCCCGCTATCGGAATATACACCGAGTAAAGGAAATGATAAGATAGCCCGTGTAAACGCTATATCAGACCTCTTTGCGTCTGGTCTAGTGTGGTGTCCGGGTACAAGATGGGCTGAAGAACTGGTAGAAGAACTGGCATCTTTTCCAAACGGCGACCATGATGACTTAGTCGATTCGACCAGTCAAGCGTTGCTGAGGTTTCGTCAAGGTGGTTTTATTCGGCTCGACTCTGATATGCCTGATGAAGAAAAATACTCCAGACGTAAAGTCGCTTACTATTAGGAAACAACATGATTGACAAAGGTCTTTATCAAGCGCCCCAAGGCATCCAAGGTTTAAACGACCCCATTGAGATTGAGATAGAAGACCCAGAGGCAGTCCATATCAGCATGGATGGCATGGAGCTTCATATAGAAAAAGAAGAATCCGTTGATTTTGATGCAAACCTTGCCGAGTACATTGATGAATCCACCCTTCAGTCTATTGTGGGCGACCTCATCGGTGACTATGAGGATGACATCGCATCCAGAAGAGATTGGATTAGAGCCTATGTCGATGGACTGGAACTGCTAGGCTTAAAGATAGAAGAAAGAACAGACCCCTGGCCTGGCGCTTGCGGTGTGTACCATCCCCTGCTTTCAGAGGCGTTGGTTAAGTTCCAAGCCGAAACCATCATGGAAATCTTTCCCGCCTCTGGTCCGGTAAAGACCGAAATCATTGGCAAGGAAACCCCAGAGAAAAAAGATGCGGCCACCAACGTGGAAGCCGATATGAACCACCAACTGGTGGATGTCATGACCGAATTCCGCCCTGAGACCGAGCGCATGCTTTGGGGCTTGGGTTTGTCTGGTAATGCGTTTAAGAAGGTATACTACGACCCTCATCTCGAGCGGCAAATTTCTATATTTGTTCCCGCTGAAGATGTGGTGGTTCCTTGGGGTGCTTCCTCTTTGGACACCTCGCCCCGCGTGACCCACGTGATGCGCAAGA